GCGGATCAGCTTGTCTCCCTATGTACTGCATTCCTTGACTGTAAGAAGGAGATGTTTAGCGGGCTCGTCAACATGATTGCCTCCCCAAACTGGAAGGACGGGCTGGCTAAGTTGGATGAAGCAGCACACGGTGCGCTCTGGGACGACGAGCTTTCCCCACTATTCCGCGAGTGTAAACAGCTCGAAGGTTACCTCACCATGCCGACTTTCCCTCCCCCTGACATCAGAGATCAGATCGACCGGACGTGCGGCGCTCAGGCCCTAGCAAAACACAAATTCGTCCCAGGCTACGAGAAGTGGTTTGATGCCGCCCTATCATCACAAGCACGCTCATTTATCGTGGAACCAGAAAGGCTGGATTTTATCGAGTACCTAAAATCCGGAGCCTGGACCAAATCATCAAGCAGTGGAATGAAGGTCAAGTTAGACGGAGTGACTGTTAGAATGTCGAAGGCGCAGGTCTGGAGCTATACGCCAGTGGAGGAATTAGCAGCTATGTCACTTAAAGGAGGTTACGATTGCAATGTCTCGTTACGCCTATACCCTGGTAAGATTCGTGCCGTCTACAGTATGCGCGACCTCGGAGCCTACCTCCGTAGCAGCTGGATCTTAGCAATGAAAGATGATAGCTATGATAGACAAATAGGCGCCGCTCTAGAACACGACACAAAAGACGAAAGTGCTAGAGTGCGCGAGATCCAAGACGCCATCAAGAAAGGGTTCTGGATGACGTGCCTCGATGCCAAAGCGATGGATTCACAGCAGGAGAAGGCCTTCATGGATAAGATGATACGCGCTATCTACTACATCAGACCTGGCATCAGCAGCACCGGCCCCATAGCCCCGGATCTAGTAGCGGACATGAATGCTAAGAGTTATGACGTGATGCAGCTTGCCTACGAAAACGAGTTCTTTAGGCTAATGATAGGATTACCGTCTGGGCTAAGAGAGACGACGGCGGTTGGATTGAGTTGGAATTTAGGCACCTTCTCCGCCATATGGTCGATAGCTCACTGTGTTTGGCGCGCCGCCGGAAGGTCAATATCATCGGAGGATTTCTTCAAGATCAGAGGTGATGACAGCGCCGCCAAGAATAGGATTAAGGCATTCGCTCTATTCTGGGTCGGGGTCGCCAAACAACTAGGCTACGAAACATCACCAGCGAAGAACACTCTAAAGAAGGAGGTTGAGTTTCTGAGGGCCTGCTACACCGGCGAGACAACCTATAAATACGCCAACCGCAGAATAACCACAACGGTCTCCCGTAAACCAGAGAGTAGGCTAACCGAGATAACAGAAGTTCGAAAGGAGGTAATCCGCGGCCTAGCCGACATAGCATTCAGGCGCAAGAAATCGAAACCATGGTTAGCCGCAATCGCAAAATCATACTGTGCCGCCCACGGGCTGAGCGCTCTCTTCATCTCATCCTCCCACATCGCAGGAGGTGCTGGAACAGACCTGATGGACCTAAACTCTGCCACCTTCAAGCCACCGAGGGTAATCAGACCCGCAACCTCATTCCTCACCCAGCCAGCAGACCACGTAGTAGAGAAGATAGGATCTCGCGAGCTAGCGCAAGAGTATATGAACGCGTTATGGATAGAGAAACCGGCCGTTTACGACCCAAAGATACTACTCACAAGCACGGGCCAAGATCCCCCGTTACAGGCCGTGGTACTCGCTCAACACTTCGAGACGCTAATAGGTCCGAAATTTCGTGGATACGACGACTCCACCTCATTAACTCAGTCGTCCCTTCGCCTCAGCACCCCTGCGGCAGATAAACCACAGGGTATGAGCTGGGGTTCTTTCCTCAAGGCATTCGCGCCGGATAGATGGATGCTGCTCCAGAGCTTAAAAGAGCGGTATCCCTACGCCATTGCCTTAGAGATGAGCCTAAACGACGGGAAACCACCTTGTCCGTTCTACTCACTGCTGCCGGCGTGGAAGAATACATCCTTCATGCTGGTACCAATGCTAGAAGCTGCACTATCTCAAATCAAGCTTCGCACAGTAGCGGACTACGTGTCGTTTTGCGTTCCTTTGTGCTCCGTACTTCACGACAATCGTCAGAGTTGGGCCTCTGAGATCTAGAGTGCGGATTGACAACACGGTCTGGTGACCTTAAAGGAACCCGGGAGGACGGTATGGATGTACCGAGGGCTTAAATGCCTCCCGGCCGCAAAGCCCCCAGCGGAGCTATCCCC